GTAGAACCACCTGCAGAAGAACCACCTGTGGTAGAACCACCTGCAGAAGAACCACCAGTGGTTGAGCCAGAGGTGGGATCAATAGAAGATGTAAATAATACTGTTGATGATGCATTAGCAGATGGTAAATTAGACAGTACAGAAGTTTCAGATATTGCAGATGCAATGGCAGCAGATGGAGAAATTGATGCAAAAGAAACTAATCAATTAATTGATGCATTGGCAGCAGATGGAAAAGTTTCAGTAGCAGACCAGGAAGCTGTGTTAGAAGCCCTTGCGTCAGACGGAGAAGTATCAAAAGAAGATGTTGCAGCAATTGTTGCTTTAGCTAACTCAGATGGTAAATTATCTGAAGCAGAAAAAGATATTGTTGCTGATGCATTAATTCAATCAGTTCCAGAAGGTGAAAATCTTACTAAAGAACAGGTAGCGGAAGCTGGAATTAAATTATCAGATTTGCCACCACAAACACCAGTAGATGTTCGCACATCTGAAAATGGTGATTCAGTTGTAATTACAGCAGAAGTTGCAGTTCAAGTTGAGTTAGTGTCAGACCCAGCAGCCTTTGCAGCAGAATTATTTAATGATCCAGGAGCAGCATTGGCAGCACTTGGAAGTATTGGAGCAGATATGACTCCAGGCGAAAGAGAAGAAGCAACAAAAATGGTTGTGGCTACAGTAGTAGCAACAGGAGCAGCATTAAATGCTGTTAGCGCCGTAGCAGGCGCATCCACTGGAGGATCTACAGGAGGCTCTCGCTCAGGCGGGGGTAACTCAGGTGGTTCAGGTGGCGGAGGAGCCTCGGGCAATTCCAAGGGAATAAGGAGAAGAAGACCATGATAAAGAAAATAATCAAAGATATGATAGATCAACTTTGGACACTTCTAGGTATGTTTATTGCCTGGGTAGTCCTTGATGGTTCTGCAAAAACAGTAGTAGGATATGCGATTGTTTGTACATTAATTGCGTGGGCAATCACATACCCAATTAGAAACAAAGAATGGGATGAAGAATAATGGCAAAGGCATACATTGAAGAACCAACACATGTAGGCGGAGGCAAAATAGCAAGCATCAATAATATTTTAGCTAGAATTATTGCTGTATTTGCAGCCTCTGGATTATCCGTAATTGGAGCAGGTGCAGTTGTAGGAATTGAAACTTACAAGGCAGTAATATTAGCAGGAACTCTTGGCGTTGCTACCGTAGTTGAAAAGCTTGCACGAGGATTCCTAGATGATGGCAAACTGACCGTATCAGAAATTAATTCAGCTTTTTTAGCAGTAGATAAAAAAGCTCCCAAATAATGCTATAATTGTATTATGGATAAATATACTATAAAGCTAGAAATATTAGCAGAGGTTGAAGCTTTTTCGGAAGCAGATGCCAAAGAATATATATCCGATATATTTAATGTAGACGATGAAATTAAAAGTGTTAAGGTAATTAAAGTCACCAAAAACAGTTGACATGTCCATTTTAGCACGGTATAATAATACTAAGCACTATGCCCGTATGGCGGAATTGGCAGACGCAGCAGACTTAAAATTTGCCTCCAACCGTGGAGTATCGGTTCAAATCCGATTATGGGTACTAGACAGGAAGTTCATTGCTTAACTTAACTGAACTAGGAGTAGAAGTCTTTATAAAAAGATCTAGCTCTAAAAATGTTCATTCCTTTTGGAATAACTATTCTTTAGTTATATGGAAAAAAAATAATTCTGGTTTTACAAATAAAAACGGACTATTCAAAAATGGATGGGGTATTGCAGAAGAATTTGCAATCAACAATGATGGGCTATGGAAACTCCCAACAAAATATGTCAAAAATTTTAAATAGTCTAGGAATAGATAAAGATTTACTTCAATGGCAGGACTTAGCACTATGTCTTGGTATGGACACTAACTTGTTTTTTGATTCATATGAAACAGATGTTAATGTAGCAAAGAATATTGATCAGGCATGCATGTCCTGTCCTGTAATAGCTATGTGCTATAAGTATGGAGTAGAGTCAGACAACTACGGAGTTTGGGGCGGAGTTTACTTAAGCTCTGGCACACCAGATAAATCAAAAAATTCACACAAAACAAAAGAAATAAACAAAAAAATAAAGGGATTACATGGCTAACTTTATAGATAAAGATAAAAACCATTTCAAGCATGGTATTAATGAATGGACTGGAGAAGCAAACAAACCAGTTTTTTATACAAAAGAAATGGCAAAAAAAGTGAGAGAGCTAAAAAGCCCTGCACACGACTTACAGATGGATATTGTAAAATATCCTGAATTTTTAGCAATAAGATTATATGAAAACAATTTTTCACAGTACGATGGTAGTGTGAGAATGAGAGTTATAGATTATATCGAGATGGTTAAAAAGATCCTAGAATCCTATGGGGTCAGAGTCGAGTTGGAGGGTAAGCCAGGTGGAAGAACAAGGTGATGTCGCATCTATTGTTTATATTATTCCCGAACAAAGATACGGAGTAATAGTGTCTCAAGGAGCATATATGTCTTCTATCAGGTATAATGACGGCTTTGAAGATGTCGTAGAGCTTTTTGATACAAATGATTTCATTGTTTCAAATGAAATTGGAATTACAAATACGGAGGAAATTTAATGGATAAGGTACTATGTTATTCTTGCAATAAAAGTAAAGCAAATTTAAACCTAAAAAGATCAAGCCTACTTGCAATAAATTTATTAATGTGCGAAACATGCATATCTAATAAATTTGAGCCTAGATGGACAATAATTTTGTGTGGTAGACAGCATGGACATGAAGTAGTAAAAGATTATATAACAAAGAAAAAATATGTTGGAGAAGACATAAAGGCATCAGAACTGTTAGTTTAAGTCTTTTTTAGGGTATAATTGTATATATAATGTTCAATATTACCCAACTACTAATAACTCTATCTGCTGCTCTTTGCAGCGGTTTGATAGGTGTATTCTTTAATTACAGGCAAGGAAAGAAAAAAGAATTAATTCGGCTGGCCGAAAAGAAGCACGACGGACTTTTAATTGAACTCAAAGACTTACAAATAAAGCTATATAAACTAGAAAAAGACTTAGATGAATGGAAACAAAAATATTATGATGCTCTTCAGGAATTAATCCATGTAAAATCTGATTTAGAAGAGTCATTGCTTAAATTAGAGCATATAGGGGTCCATATTAACGCTGAAGATATTCTTGAAATAGACAAATAATTTTTAAAATAGTACAATAAATACATGACTTGTATTGTTGCTATTGCCCAAAATGGAACCGTATACATGGGCTCCGACCATGCAGCGTCGGATGATAAAACTGGATGGATCATATCTAGAAAAGAACCAAAGTGTTTTAAAGCTGGTCAATACGGCATAGCTTTTACGGATTCATTTAGAATGGGACAGATTCTTCAATACTCTTGGACTCCACCAAAATATACTCCAACAAAAACTAATTCTGGATTAGACAAGTTTATGAGAACTAAGTTTATTGATTCTGTAAAGGTTGCATTTAAAGATGGTGGCTATGGAAGCATTGGGTCATCTTCAGAAGAAGACACTGGCGGAATTTTTATAGTTGGAATTTGTGGTAGACTTTTTACCATAGATGAAGACTTTCATGTAGGAGAAAATGTTGTAAATTATATGGCAGAAGGAAGCGGTGGACAAATAGCCCTTGGAGCCTTGCATGCAACAAAGAATCAAAAGAACCCTAGACTTAGACTTAAGGCTGCATTAGAAGCAGCAACTGAGTTTAATATGAGCGTAGCAGGACCCTATACATACATCCAGGTTTAAGGTATAATGATAATATGAAAATTGCGTTCATAATATCTGTTGCTATATCGACAATACTACTAGGATTCTTCTTAAGAATGCTTTTAAAAAGATTTAAAATAGGCTTGTACTATATAGATAAGTATGAAGAAGCAGTGCAAGATGCGCTAAGTGAGATTGCAAAAAGCGATCCAGGATATCTTCCACCTGTTGATTATGACAATGCAATGGATTTAAGAGGCACCCCTACACACGTGTGCCCTTGCGGCTCTCAAGTATGGCTACTTAAAGTTACTTTTGTAGACTATGAAATATCTAATTACTTTTTAGACATGGAATGTCTAATGTGCGGTAGCTTTGCAACTGCACCAACCCCAATAGATAAGGCTAATCATGAGGAAATCTAAAAAAATAAAGAACTTAGAGTCTAGACTAGACGAACTAAGTATGATGACACAAACCCTAATATCTTTAGTTAATGATATTATGAACAAAAACAACAAAAAAACTGATTTAGACGCTGGAAAATGGTACAAGGACAAGTCTTGACAATCAGATTCTATTTAGTATAATTATAATATGAAAAATAAATTAATCACGGCGGTACTTACTTTATCACTTCTATCCCCTGTAGTAATATCACAGGCATCTGGTGCAAACGCACCAGTTCTAGCAATTTTAGACACAGCAATTGATACGTCACTTCCAAATCTTCAAGGCAAGGTAGTTGGAGAAGTTTGTATTTTAGAGTATGCCTTGTGTCCAAACGGAACTAATTTCCAAGAAGGTGCTGGGTCTGCTTCTATGCCTTCAAATCTAATTACGCTTAATGGTTTTGATCATGGAACACTTATGGCTAGCACTGCAGTTCAATATAATCCTAACCTTAAGATTCTTTTTGTTAAAATTATTGCTAACACTCCTGAAGGTTTAAGAAAACCAACTGGCGAATCAACAATTTCTGCAGCTTTATTTTGGGTAAAAGAAAATGCTGCTAAATATAATGTAAAGGCAGTTTCTATATCGCAAGGAAGCAGCGGTCTGCTTGGTAAAGCTGGAACACAATATTGTCCAACATTTCCAAGAACAGTAACTGCAATTCAATCTTTAAGTTCTATGTCTATTCCAGTATTTTCTGCAGTTGGTAATGCACGTGATTACTCACGAATTGACTGGCCATCCTGTATACCAGATGTTGTTGCAATTGGCGCAGTAGATCAAATTGGTGAAATTGCTTCTTACAGCAATAATGACAATGATCTTCTAGACCTGTTTGCACTTGGCAATATGCCAGCAGTAGGCCCAGGAAATATTACTAAAAATATTGCTGGAACTTCTTCTGCAACACAAGTTGCAGCAGCAACCTATTTATCTTTATCTGTAAGCACTGGTAAATCTGGTAATGATCTAATCAATATCATGAAGGCTAATGCAACTAATACAGTTGGAAGACAAGGGTCTTTTAACAAGAAGATTACATCTGTAACATCTGCAGCACCTGCTAATAACACTGCAGCAGCAGACGCAGCAGCCAAAGCAGCAGCAGACGCAGCAGCCAAAGCAGCAGCAGACGCAGCAGCCAAAGCAGCAGCCAAAGCAGCATTACAGGTTGAAGTTAATGCAGCAATTGTTGCAGCAGAAACACAGTATCAGAATGAATTAAAAATTGCACAAGATAAGCTTGCTGCAACCAAGGCGATGTGGCTGGCAAAACTTAATGGCTGATCAAACAGTCCTAGACGGAATCATTGAAGATGTTGCAACAGATCTCTATAATAAGTGGTCTGCTGTACTTCCAGAAGATGAAAGAAATCCACAAGCATTTTCAGCAATGTCTAAAAATGCACACGAGACTACATTATTTGTTATTCAAAACTTTATGAATAAATTCAATGCAGCAGCGGAGGCGCTAAAAGACAAATGATAGTAACAGATGAAAGCTTTGACAGAGTACTAGATTCTCACAATCTAGTCCTCATAGATTTTTGGGCCCCATGGTGCGGTCCGTGCAAAAAGATGTCTCCTATCCTAGATGAGATATCAAATGAGTGCGGGCTCTGGATTGGAAAGTTAAATGTTGATGAGAATCCTTTCAAATCGGATGAATTTGACATAAAGACTATACCAACCATGATACTATTCAGTTATGGTAAACCAGTAAAGACAATAACAGGGGCAAAGCCAAAGCACGTGTTACTTGAGGAGTTATCAGAATGGATTTAGAGTTTGATTCAGAAGATTCTAGCCATTTAGAGTTTGAAATATGGCTTAAGAATGGATATGATCGTGGATGGGTATCAGATGTATTTTGCAATACTCATGAAGGTCCACCAATGTCAGATGAAGATATGGAAGAATGGGATGAGGGTGGAGACCCTTGTTCATTCCATGTAAAATTACATGAATTACACTAGCGACATTTGATATAGAAAAACGTCTTACATAGTGTGAACATGTCACAAAATTCTGCATTAAATAATGTAGAGGAAATAAGGAGAATAAATTAAATGAACTCATTTAAGAAAGTATCGCTAATCATCGCTGCAGCCCTGACTAGCACAATGCTAGTATCGCCAGCAGCAAATGCGGCAACCACAACTCTAACAGTTGCGGGTTCTGCAGCAACTGGTGGCACAGTAGCAACAGCTCCTGTAGCACTTCCAGTACCAGCAGACAATAGCGTAGATGCAGCAGATGCATTAAAGATTGCTATTACTTCTGTAGATACAGGAACAGCAGTATCAGCAGTTGCAACAAATGCAACTATTGTTCCAGCGCTTGCAACAGCAAGTGCACCAGTAACCGCTTCAAGCGGATCATCTGCTCTAACAATTAATGTTGGAACAGGAACAACAGCAGAGTTTTATGTATATACTAAAACTACTACAGTAGGAACAGTATTAGTTACTGTTGGTGGAAACACAACTACATACTACGTACAAGGTACCGCAGGTGCTTTGAATTCAATTGCTTTAACTGCACCAGCATCTGGAGCAGCAGGCACAACAGCAACACTTAAGGTATCAGGATACGATGTATTTGGAAACCTAAAGGGTGGAGCAACAATTAATACTTTAGTAAGCTCAAATGGTGCAGCAACTGCAACAGCGCTTACAACAGATACAGCAGTAGCAACACTTGGAACAAAGGAGCAGACAGTAACACTTCCTGCTTCAGGTTCAGTTGTAGTTACAGCATACGCAACAGTAGCAACAGCCGTAACAGGACTTGCAGCACCAGTAGGTTCTGTAGTTGCGACAGTAGCAGTTCGTGATCTTGCAGGAGAACTTGCAGCAAAGAACGCAGAACTAGCAGTTGCTAATGCAGCACTTGCAGCAGAAAAAGCTGGACGTGCAGCAGACAAGGTTGCAGCAGATAAGGCACTTGCCGATGCAGCAACAAAGCTTGCTACAGATAAGGCAGCAGCAGATCTTGCTAAGGCCACTTATATTGCAGAGTATAATGCTCTTGCTAAGAAGTGGAATGCAAAGAATCCAAAAGCTAAGGTAGCATTAAAGAAGTAATTCTTTAAATTAAAGGGGCAAGACTAAAGGTCTTGCCCCTTTATTATTTAAATGATAGAATAGGTATATGAGATTTCACTGGATGGAAAGAGGCGGAGATACAAGTATTGGTCATCTTAAAACAATTTCAGGTATAGTAGATGAGTTTGGGTATGAGTCTATATTACTTGTGTATCATTCAAAAATAGATGATAATTGGATTAAAGCAGCCAGAGCATTGGACACAAACCATAAGTTTAAATATATGCCAGCAATTAGAACATATGCCATAAGCCCAGAATACTGTGCAATGATATCTAAAGCTTTTTATAGTATATCTCCAAACAGGCTTATGTTAAATATTGTATCTGGTGATTTACACGGGGAAGAAACATCCATAGAGGATCTAATCTGGTTTGGTAAAGACCTTGATACTCCAGAAAAAAGATTAAAATATACAGACGATTGGCTTTTGAAGTTCTTTGAGCTATCAAACAATACTGTATCTGAAATAGTAATGGGTGGACATTCAAATGAAACAAAATTAATGGCCGAAAAATATAATGCAATTAATCTATCTATGCTAAATATGCATAAGCAATCATACGGAAACCCTAATTTTATAAAAAATACAAAACAAATGTTATCTTTAAGCGTGATAATAAATGAGTCACAAGCAGAGGTAGACAGAATGCTATCCAAAAGCCTAGGATCAGATCAGTGGACCATATATGGCAATAAAGATAGCGTTAAGATGCAATTAAATAGTTTAAAAGATTTGGGGGCAACTGATTTATTAATTAGTCCTCACCCACAAGATAGTAATGTCTCATCGATACATTACCTAATAAAAGAAATAATAGGGGAACAAAATGGAATCAAATAAAAGAAGTTTATATAAATCACTTACGTGGCCAGCAGTACATATAGGATTTGTTGGCACTATGGTGTATTTTTTTGAAAAGATTATTACTGGTGAAGCTCACTGGGAATACGCAGGAGCCTTTGCAGTAATATATACTGCATGCGAAATGATAGGATACTTTTTGCATGAAAGAGCATGGGCAAAGTTTGGAAAGGGAATAAATTAATGGGAAAGCACCAAGATAAAATTAAAAAGGCTTTGGAGCAAAGAATTGCTGCAACTCCAAATGGGGCAGGGTTTAAGAAGCCTGGATCTATGAATAAGAAGAAGACAGGATACCGTGGCCAAACAGCCAAAGGCTCATCTAAATAATGTTTAGTGGAAAGTGTGAGTTTGGTAAATGCAGCAATAAGTCTTCAAGAATAGCATCAAGTAGTCAATTAGGCGTCATAGACATTTGCGATCAATGCTGGAATGACAATTTTAGATCTTAATCAACTAAATGCTATAATAGACTAATGGATGGCTTCTAGACCCATCTAAATAAAACAACCTATAGGAGAAATAAAATGTCAGACGGATTAAATTTAGACGGTTTTGCAACAGTGAAGCCAGCAGTACAACACAATATTGATGCACACTATTCAGATAATCAAGGCTCAGCTTTTGCCTCATCAGATATGTCATCACAAGGCAATGCAGGATTAAACCAAGAAGGATCATCTTCAGGACTTCCAATCACTGGAGCAGATGAATCAGACATGCCAGGGACATACAAGTAATTATGGGCCTATTTGATAAAGAAGAAGTAGTTGCTCCAACAATTGAAGCAGCAGTAGCAGAAGCAGTTAAGACTGTAGAAGCAGTAGTGCCAGCAGCGCCAGTAAACTCTGGTTCAGCATGCACAAGAGACACAAGAGGCGAAGCTCCTTGTGCAATAAAGAATTGTGAGAACTGTAACTAATGTGCGTTGAATGCGGATGTGAATCAGTAGGAAGCCAAACTGGAATTACACCAGTAACAATTACAGATGCTTCAAGAGATGGCAATTCAGGCTTAACACTAAGCATGTCATCTACTCCAGAGCAGACAAGACAATTTATTAATGAGTAATTTTCAAAAAGAAGATGGTACAGGAACAACTCCACCACCAAATGGTGCAGCAGCAGGTGCCGTTACTAGTAATTCAGCAACACGCAAGCAGCCACGTCAAGGTCTTAAGACTGATATAAATAGACATGGCATACGTCGTGAGTTGAATACTAATCCAAGGCCTCCAAAGAAAACTGGACGCAAGAAGATATAATGTGTAAAAGTTGTGGGGCATGCTCTAAGGAACATGCCCCTACAATTGATGATGCAATAGATGTTGTTTTAGATTCAGTAATCATTTAATTTTAATAGGTCTTGGAGTTATGGAAAAATTTAGAAAGCTTTTAGATAACGCATATACATTCCTCCCTAAAATGTACCAAGGTGCTGAAGTTGCTGAATATGACAAGGCGGTAGATTTAACTGTTCATACTAAAGCTCCTGGTAAATGGTTATTAATTGATTTGGAAACTGGCCAAGAATATATTGGTAGCAAAGATCCAAATAAATATGGCAAATGGATGAGATTAAAAGACAAGTAACCCTTGACTTTATTATACAAAAATACTATACTATTATTAACCGTGCCTCATAGCTCAGTTGGTAGAGCGCCGAACTGTTAATTCGGATGTCCCTGGATCGAGGCCAGGTGAGGCAGCGTTCCTATAGCTCAGCTGGTAGAGCAGCAGACTTTTAATCTGCGGGTCGATGGTTCGATACCATCTGGGGACACGAACATAATGTATTACTAAAAAGAAAAGAGATATAAATGAAAACGGTAGGAGATAAGTTAGGAACGTTTGCAGTTACTGGTGTAAAACCAGGAGCTTTAAGCTATGAAGATAGTTCTTTTGAGGTATTAAATCAAGATTCTTTTCCTGGAAAATGGAAAATTATTGCTTTTTATCCAAAAGATTTTACATTTGTATGTCCAACAGAAATTGTTGCATATGATGCATTAGTAAATGATTTTAATGATAGAGACGCTATTCTTATGACTGGATCAGTTGATAATGAATTCTGTAAGATTGCATGGCGCAATGCACATGATGATCTTCGTAAGACTAATTCTTGGTCATTTGCAGATACAGGTCACCAATTAGCAAACGATCTTGGAGTCCATCATTCATCTGGTGTAACATATCGTGCAACCTTTATTGTAGATCCAGACAACGTAATTCAGCATGTAACATGTAATAATTTAGATGTTGGTAGAAACCCAGACGAAACTCTTCGTGTTTTAGATGCACTTCAAACTGGAGAGCTATGTGCATGCAATAGATCTTTGGGTGGAGAAACTCTATAATGTCTAAAGGAAAATGGATTTTATTGAATGGCGAAAAAGATGTACACAAATGCAATTTACCTTGGTCTTTAGACGTGAAAGGAATGTCAGCAACACATTTACAAAAAAGACATTCTGGTTCAATTTGGAAATGCGAATGCAAGCTTAAATATGAATGGTCTGGCAAAAAATGAAGGACAATTTAATGTCATGGGTTGAACAACTTAAAGACTCACTTCCAGATTACGCTAAAGACATCAAGTTAAATCTTGATGCTGTAATTAATAGGTCTACCATTGATACAGAACATGCAACATATTTATCAATTGCCGCAGCATTTGCAACTGGCAACTCAAAGCTTCTTGCATTTATTACTGCAAGTGCTACAGATGAGGTTGAAAAAAATGCAGCATTAACTGCTGGCGCCATAATGGCACAGAACAATGTTTGGTACCCATATGTAGAGATGGCGGATGACCCTAACTTAAAAGGATTACCAGCACAACTAAGAATGAATGCTATCACTTCTCATGGCGGTACAACTAAAGGTAAGTTTGAAGCTTATTCATTAGCATCGTCTATTATAGGTAAATGTCATTTTTGTGTTAAAGCACATTATGAAACATTAAAAGAAGAGGGATATAGTGTAGAGCAATTGCGTGATATTGGAAGAATTGCAGCAACAATCAATGCATTGGCAAAGATACTTTCAGCATGATAAAAAGACCAGCGTGGGTATTTGACGTAGATGGAACTCTTGTAGATGTTGATCCAATATTAAACATATTATTAAATCAAGATAGGTCAAGCGACTCATTTAAAATAAATTATGATGAATTTCATAAGCAGTCTATTAATTGTGAGCCACATAAAGATGTTGTTGATATGGTTTGGCATGCACAAGAAAACTTTGACGTAATTATTGTTACAGCTAGAAAAGAAAAGTATAGAGCATTAACTGCACGTTGGCTAAAGAATAATGAAGTCCCACATGATGCATTGTTTATGAGGCAAGATGATGACCATAGAGAAGATTATGAAGTTAAAAAAGATATATTAGAACACATAAATGTATATTGGGATATTAAGCATGCAGTAGATGATAACCCAAGTATCATTAAGTTATGGGAAGAAAATGGAATTGCTACTACCAAAATAGGTACATGGGACGGGATTAAAAGATGATAATTGGTCTTTCTGGTTACGCAAGATCTGGTAAAGATACAGCTGCTGATCGTTTAGTTAGCAAGCATGGGTTCTCTCAGTATTCTTTTGCCGCACCCATGAAAGAAGCTATGTATATACTTAATCCCATTGTTGGTTCAGACAGTATAGGGCCATTTAAATACAAAAATTTAGTTGACACATATGGGCTAGACAAAGCTAAAGAGTCTCATCCTGAAATACGCAGGCTACTTCAAGTATTTGGTACAGAAGTTGGCAGAAACATGTTCGGAGAAAATTTTTGGGTAGACCTTGCATTAAACAAAATTAATGTAGAAAATGCTGTTATTAGTGATGTTAGATTTAAAAATGAAGCCGATGCTATTAAAAAAGCTGGCGGACAAGTATGGAGAATAAATAGGCATGGAGTAGGTCCAGTAACAGACCATTCATCAGAGATAGATTTAGACGATTATGGATTTGATAATATTATTGATAATGATTATAGTGTGGTAGACTTAAACAATATAGTAGATATGTTATTGGAGAAACAAAATGTTTAATTGGATAATATGTGAGGTTATAGGCCACAAAATAATTTCAGCAGGTGCATGTCCATTTACTGGAAAAACTTATGATTTATGCAAAAGATGCACTCAAATGTTTGAGGTAGATAATGCTTAATATAATTAATAAACATAATGGAATTTGGCAATGGCTTGATACTATAGATAATCCATCTCAAATTATTTCTAATTTTAAAGAAAAACATTGGGAATATTATACCAATAAAGGTGGAGGAGAAACAATAATTGGAAGATCTACTTTTGTGCATGCTGGAACAGATATTCATTCAAATATAATGAAATCATTTTTTAAATATATATCTGAGTATTGTAAACAAAATGTTTTAGATTTTACAGATCAAAATGTTGGTCAATCTCCATTAATTTTACGAGAATACAATACTGGATCTAAAATGTCTGAGCATAGCGATATATATAGCTATGTAACAAAAGATGGTAAGCCAGTTACTCCATCTCTTACAGCAATATTATATTTAAATGATGATTACATTGGTGGAGAAATTAATTTTGTTCATGATAATTTTTGTATTAAGCCAGTAGCAGGCTCTATGTTTGTTTTTCCTAGTAATAAACAACATGAAGTTTTAGAAATTACTGAAGGTAACAGATACATGATACAAACATACGTTTACCCGAATGAAATAAGTTTTTATGATAAGAATTTAAATGGCTAAAACATTAATTAAGCATGGTAATATTTTTGAATGGCATGAAGCTTTCAATGATTGTGAAAAAGTATTAGAGTTAGCTAAAATAGGTGACTGGCATCATGCAGATGTATATAGACTAGATCAAGATACGGTTATTGTTGGCAGAGGACTATATGTAGATCAATCTTATGATGTTCATGAAAGCATAAAAAAAACTATGCTTGAATGTCTTAATGAATATATCTTGGACAATAACTTAACGGTTACTGAAGATCACATGGATTGCGATGAATTCTTTTTTAGAGAATATCAACCAACTTCTAAATTTTTTGTTCATGAAGACTGGTACGGCCCACGTAAGCTTAATGGTGAAGATCAACGTGTATTCCTTTCAGCCATACTGTATTTTAATGAAAATTTCACTGGAGGAGAGTTGAATTTTCCAGATAATGAATTGTGTTTTCAGCCTAAAAAAGGATCAGTTTTTATATTTCCTTCAAGAACAATGCACGAGGTTCTTGAAATAAAAAGCGGGAATAGGTATATGACTCAGACATATGTATATGAGCTTCCTATTAGTGCTTATGATACAAAACCAATCTGATATAATAGTAGAATGAAGACTAACATACCGCCATGCTTTTACTGTCCAGAAGATAGTAAATATTCAGAGCCAGAGCCACAAACGGGCCAAGCTATAGATGTATGTGACAAGCATTTCCATATGAAATACATGGGATAAACATTGGCCTACAGCAGGTTCTTTGACAGCGATATATACATATATCCACACATAGATGGATATATATATTGTGCCGCTTGCTTACTTTCGGAAGAATCTGAAATAATTAAAGATGATGAGCACTTATTCCTTCATCTACACGAGCATTTTAAGGCGGCCCATGATGTACCAGAAATGCTTTATTATGAGATTATAATGGATGAAGATAGATACAAGCCATTGACAGATTAGGCAATAAATAGTATTATTAAGACATAAGGCGATTATGCCATTAAATAAGGAGATTAATATGTCAATATATGATTATAGCTTTACAGATAATAATGGCAACATTGTTCAAATGTCACAGTTTAAAAATAAAATTTTGTTATTGGTAAATGTTGCCAGTAAATGTGGTTTTACAAAACAATATGAAGGACTTCAAGCTCTTCACAAAAAATATGCTGATCAAGGTTTAGTAATTATTGGATTTCCATGTAATCAATTTGGAGCTCAAGAGCCTGGAACTGATGCAGAAATTAAAGAATTTTGTAAAACAAACTATGGGGTAGAATTTTTAATGTCTACAAAAATTGACGTTAATGGAGATAATGCACATCCAATATATAAGTATTTAGTGTCTGAAACTGGCTTAAATCAAATTGATTGGAATTTTACAAAATTTTTAATTGATGATAAAGTAACATGTCTTAATCCTAAACATGAGCCAAGCGATATGGATCCTCATATGAGTGATTTACTAAAGAAACTTAAGTAAAGGATATTTAAAAAATGAAATCTACAAAAATGTCTGATGAAATTTGGTATTTTGAAGATGTTATTGATAATGCAGACGAAATCTTGCAATCAATTAAAGATTGGACAAAAAATACAAATAAAGAATATATGCAAAATGCTAGCATGTCAACAAAAAATTATTTAGATCTTACTGATGATGCAATATTTAAATGTTTAGATGTTTGGTATAAAAATCATGAAACTATTGATCCAGATGATCATAAAGTTGCTAAAGAAACTATGATTTTTAAACGTGGTTCTGGCGGGGGATATGGTCCACATTCAGATTTTGCTGCTATTCCAGACGGTACTTTTGATCAAGTTTCTGCCACAATTCTTACATATTTATGTGATGAAAATGGCTTTGAAGGTGGTGAAATATTTTTTCCTGATTACGATGTTACAATTAAACCTGCAAAAGGTAGTGTTGTAATGTTTGGACACAAAGTTTTGCATGGAGTTAATGATGTTATTTCTGGAGAACGAGCAATAGCAAGTGTATTTTTAATAAAAAATAAAACTTTTTATAAGCAAATGGAAGCTGTAGATCCAAAAAATCCTACTCCTACTGAACAAAAATTCTTTTTAAGTATTGCTCCTCAATATACAGCAAAAGATGGAAATATTAATAAAAATAAATTTATTAAAGATGAAGATTTAAATGATTAATTGGTTAGAAGAAATTACTGATTCTTTTAATAATAATTTAGATAATGAATATGCTTTAATTCTTTTAGAGATAGTAAAGTTGCACAAAACAAAAAAGCACGTACTTGATGGGCGCCCATTTGGTAATGTTTTAACATCTATATTTTGTGATTCATGCAATGTAAGATATCCATGCCAAACAATAAATAAGATTAAGGAAATGATATGATTAATTGGTTAGTCAATCGAATTTTTAGGTGGGACTCATTAAGGCATGCTGTTTTTGATGAAGTAAGACTATATCAATCTATAGATAGATCAATGTGGGAGCATGAAAAAGAAGCACCAACTAATCTAACATGGTCTGAAGGAGATAGATGGTATGGATGGACTTACAATATTAATTCTAAGCGTTATTACTTTGATGATATTGGTAACGAATCACTAATGGGTTTATGGGAAGATCAATGGCTAATGGAATCAGATAGTTTAGAAAAGAGTATTGTAAATGGATAATAAAGTTATAGATCATAGTAAGCAGGCACCAGCACATGTACTTGCAGGTAAATATGGTCCAGGTGTTTATATTGCATATAAAAAAGCTCAAGAATTGATAGATAAAAATTTGGAGTCAAAAGAAGAATTAGCATGAAGGTAGAAAAGCTTAGCGATAGCATCTGGGCTTATCATGATTTAGATATAAACAATATATTAACGGATTTAATAAATGCTAAAGGTGAGTGGATATCATACGCTAAAAATCATAATGTGGTGGGGGATACAATATATATATTCCCAGAGGCGGATAATTTAAATGTATATAATAACGTTGTAGATTTATACAATCAATGTCTTAGCGATTATGTCGTAAAAAATAATCTTAACATTCCTTTAGAAAATTTAGATATAGCTCTTGTAGAGCCAAAAGCTGATGGGAAATATATGGCTTATGATCAACCAGCAAACATATTATTTAGAAAATATAAAGAAGGAACTTTTATGCCATACCATGAAGATTCCGTTCATAGACAATATGGTGGAGGCTTTACTGCTTTATTATATTTAAATGAAGACTACATTGGTGGCGAATTATTTTTTAAGAACAAAAATATTAAATTTAAACCAACCAAAGGTTCTTTGATAATATTTCCTGGTAATGAAATTCATGAAATATTGCTACTTGAAAAAGGAGATAGGTATATGATATCTGCATATTTTTTTAAAGATAAAAGGCCTGATGCAGAAAAAGTATTATCTAGTGGTTATGGTTCAGACGGATCTAAAAATTGGCTTGACCCAAAATATCTTCCAGGAAATTATGGCAATATTAAAGATGAATTAAAAGAAAATAATTATGTTAAGCCAGAAGGTCTAAATAAATAGTGACCATAACCGTTAGTGCCTATTGTATTATATGCAAGAAAAATGTGATGGGAAAGCTAAATGAGATAGTAGTCCTTGAGTCAGGAAAATGGCTTCATATAGGAGAATGCCCTGAATGCTGCTACCAGATCAAAAGAATCATGAAGACAAGAAATTAAAGAAATGCTATAATAAGATTATGGGCATACTAGATAACCTTGAAGCATACATAGATTTAGATCTATTAGGCAGCCTTGATATGAAAGAAGATATAGATAAGGAAGATTTATAATGTCAAAGAAAAAGATTAAGCTACCACTTAAATGGTGGAAGAACCCAATTAGATATATCAAATTCCATAGAGCAATGAAGAAGCTTAAGAAATCAATCTAATACTTTGAGTAAGCAGTGGGATGATAAATCCCAATGGCTCACAAATTGCCCTATATGCTACTGTTCAGTAACATATCAACTAAGAGATTATCATATACAATATCATGAAAATCTGACCGCAATTAGTGAAGCGAAAAAGTGAAGCGGTAGAGAGGTATTGACAGTACCTGTCATATATACTATAATGTATAGTATGCATGATCACTTATTCCAATTGGACCTAGACGGGCAGGTAACCTGCTCTAATTGTCATTGCATGGATGATGAACGGGATAATTCAGGTTCCTATAATGGTAGTAGAGCGGTTTCCGAAACCGATAATGTTGGTCCGATTCCCACACCTGAAGCCCTATTTGAGACACAGAGAGATTTTGAATAATGAGTAAAGATAGAAAGTTTCCAACCTCACACCAACTTAACAAGTGGGAAAAAGAAATGAAAGCAGCTGGCTTATGGCCAGAAAAGATTCAAATTAGAGTAAATAAGAATGCTAAAGTAAAGCCTAGAAAATTAGGGGCAATTGCAAATGCAGCCTCAGTTAAGCCTGTTACACAGGATCAAGGTCGGCAGGTTAAGGATATGGTAGCAGGACGTAAGAGGCATTGGACAAATACATAATGGAACTAACTGAAGCAAAAATACCAGGATATAAGCAAAATCCACCAGACTGGTGCGATGATTGTAAATCTGCTGGAGGGGAAGAGTGTCCAGATTGTGGATGCACTCATAATTGTTGAAAGGCAGGGAAAATAATGGAACTATTAGCAATACTCATTACATGGTATATAACCAAGGTATACTACACAAGATCACTAGAGATAAATAGACCAGAAGATGATTCTGAGATAATTAAAGCTACATGTGCTGGTTGTGCTCGATCAGAGTATATTCATAGAGATAACATACGTGTTCCATACTACTGCATGAGTTGTAAATAATGTGGATCTGGTATATATATTGGATTTATCTAATGCTAGGCATATCAGCAATTGCTATCATAGATGGAGTAATTGAGCTATTTCGCTCATATAAATAGCCATGAAAAAGGTATTAATAGCTGATTTGATCAAAGCATCTGAAATGCCAGAACCTGGTGATCCAGAGGATGCAGGGATAGAAAATATAATAGATCTATCTCCAATTGGAGTAGCTACATATAAGCATAACCCTGAACATGACGTTTATGTTGTAACACTAACATTAGATAAAGGCGGGGAAGTAAGAGAATACGTATTAACCCCAGAAGGACTTAAAGACCTTATCGATCTAGGTACTAAATACTTCTATCAAGAAATGGAAGATTATACCTTTGATATGAGAGTAATGACCAAGGATAATACTGCAGGATATTCTACAGGCAAATGGTCAGATGACGATGATATGCATCCTACAATAACTCCTCTATTTGGACCAAATAGGTAGCTAACTCCTATATCCCCCTCCCGTTTTTCTTGTCTCATATAGCCCTTAGAAGGCTTATATAGTGGAGTAAAGTGGAGTATAGTGGAGAATATATACTATGGATTATGATCCATATACTATAGTTATATCTATTTAAATACTACTATGTAATTGAGCATATCACACCTTAACCCGTAATGTCAATAGACCCATATGGACTTATATAAGACATAGCGCATATTCCAGCGATTTTGTCAATAGGGTCGTAAATGGCATATTTGGCCCACATTGTCAACATATTTTATATAACAATTGTATATAAATTCTGACAGATTTTGGGTATATTATGCCTAATTCATTATATGTTTTAATAGATAATATATCTAATCTAATAGATTCTTATAGAAATTCCAGGGATTTTTTTAGCTTGGTCGTAAACGAATAATTTTGCCCACATGCCCATACATAAAAATATATCCACAGGACCTGTGTAGATCCTATGGATATATTGGGCTATATCTAATTAGTTTTATCTATGCATCTATTGGTTCAAAGTTAGCAATATAGTCATTGAGTCTATCTGCCATCATTAGGGCTTCTGATGTTTGTCCTTCTTCCCAAGAGTTATCAAATTGTCCCGCCGTCTGTTTGATAATTTCTACACATAGTTCCATTACCTTTGATTGAGTATAATATCCACAACCATTGACTAATTCTCTAGCCATAATTACTGGATTGAACCAATGACTATCCATTGCTTCCAATACCTTCTCTGCTGCTTTAGTTTCTATTGAACTTGCTTTTGCCATTTCCGCCTCCACCTTAGATTATACCAAAAATAAGAAACGGGGTCAAGGACCAACGATGCCCTAACCCCGTCTCAAGTTTTACTTCGCCTTCTTAACAGGTACCTCTGCTGTAAATGTAAGGCCCTTTGCAATAGCTTGATCTAGGACTACCTTAGCTGCTCCTGAGAAGCGACCACGTACACCCACTGTAATGCCTTGCTGCTTTAAGTATTCACGCTTTGTTGTCATTTGAATCCCCTTTCAAGAGATGTTTTATTAATTATAGCAACTTTCCACGAATTTGTAAATAGTTGCCGTAAGCGATATTTCTTGCCCTATGTTAGATTTGTTTGTTCTATTCTTTCTCTAATTAGATTAGATATAAGATTGTGTGCTTCGATGTTCTCTGTTTCTGATCCGCCCCACAAAAGCTCCTGGGCCCTGTTAAG